GCTTCCTTAGTACGCTCTACGAAACGGTGTTTCGCCGCAGGTTTGTAGCCGCAAGATTTACAGAAATTAGCGTAGCTAGGATATAGAGCACCGTAAGCGTTTGCTACATACATTCCTTTCTCTGCTTCATCCGTATTCGGTTTACGTGCGCCCTGACCGACGGGAGACACAGTGTTTGGAGCATACAAACAGCAGTCGTGGAGCCAAGCGACAAACTGATTGTTGAACAACAGTGCTTCGATGTTGGTCCGGTTAAGAGAGGGTACATGCTTAGTCGGGTTAGCCAAGACATCCTTCATCGTGGCGTAATCCATAGACAGCGCCCAAGTGACGATGCCGCTCATCTCAGGAACAAACGCGCCTTCAATGTGATCATCAAACACACTGATTAGTTCTTTACGCAGGCTCGGGTCGACAACTTTATCCATCACGATCGTGAGGCGTCGACGCTCGAGACCGCTACTGGAATCATTTGAGGTGATGTGCTCGTTACTAGCGATGCACACGAGACACTCAGGCTTGAAGCTGATGATCTCTTTGCCATACTTACGCTCGGCCCGCAACGTATCGGAAGCGGACGTCAGCTTCTTAAGCACGTCCATGCGACGGTTGTAGTTCGATTCATCCGTCAGCAGCAACAACTTCCTGCCGATGAGGTTATAGCTCTCGAACTTGTTTGTTTCGATGACTTCCAAGCTGGACGTGTGAGTGCCGTGGAAGCCAGCCAGAGCCACCATGAGCTGCTGCATGGTTGACTTACCGGTACCACCGGGGCCGACTAGGTGTAGGAACCGCTCACCAGCTGTATATCCCGTGAGTAGAGCCCTAGCAAAGGCTTGAATTAGAACCTCTTGACCTTTATCTAGAGATGAGGTTATCCAACGCATGAACTCAGGGCACTGAGCTTTAGCGTTGTAATCGTATGGGAGCTTGTGACGAAGATAAAGTTCTTTATGCTGCCCCTCCTCAAATTCAAGTGTCGTCGTGTCAAGAATACCGTTATTGAACGGGATGCAGCCACGCGACTTTGTCCAAATGCTTCGACGCCCTCCGTCCGCTGATTTCAATAGCTTGGCCTTCAAGATCGAAAAGACGCTACTAATCATCGCTGCGTTGTACTTAGCAAGAACCCCTGCCGTTACAAAAGAATCGAGCGCTTTTACAATGCGACGCTTGATGTGCTGCTCGTCCTGGTGATACCAAATATCTTGATCATCGTCATAGTGATAGAACTGATCAAGATAACTATCGTATATAAATTGATCGCCTTGGTTCGTGACGATAATGTCTGCTACATCGTTCTCGGAAAACTCTCTGTTTCTCGTGCCGCCCTGAAGACTCACAAGTTGACTGGGTGTTGAGGGAACATTCATTTCCTTTTCTTTTGTTTTAACTTTTGATTTGGGTTTTGATGTTGATGTCTCAGGCTCTGGAGAGCTGAGGTCGAATTCAGACATATCGAGGACAGCATTTACAGCTGCCTCGCGTTTAGCTTGTTCAAGAGCTGCTTTGACTTCCGGCCCAGCGTGGGTATCGAAGACAGATCGGCTGATACGCCGAATTTTTTTCCAAGTACCAAGCTCTCCAAGCTCGGAAGCTAGGGAGACTGCCGGCTGAAGCTCCTCGGGATTCCTGATGGAATTCAGGATGCGCTCGAACTTGCCATCGATGTCGTGCGGGTAACCATAGATATTATAAAACGCATCTTGTGCCACTGTCAATGGTGAGGTGCACAGAGCTATCTCGTGTGTCGTGCACCAGTTGGCCCAGCCCAGAAGTTCTTTAAAAACTGCAGCCATTGTTGAGCTGCGATCTCCTACTTCCTCGCCTTCGAGCACTGAGCGGACAGTGTTGGAGACGAGTCGAACCAGATCCATTCCGTTTTCACGGAGTGTCACCTGGTTTAGGTACTCGATCGGGTCTCCGCCTAAGTCGCTTTCGTCAGGAGGGAGTGCCGCAAAAGCTCGGACTGCTTCATCGATTTTTTCGATCGGGATGAAACGACCCGGTCTGGCAAAAATAGCTTCAGGGTTTTTGGGTCCGTAAAACAGGTTCGGAATAGTCGTGGCGCGGACGTCCGACCCAGGAATCTGTGAGTAAATCTGTCTACAGAACCACTGGTAAAAAGCAGGAGTGATGACCGTACGTTCTAGTCCGAAGACTAAGCGGAAGCGTGGCCACTTCTCCGACGTTGAGGGACTGTAATAGCCAAGAGTTAAATACTTCTTACATAGGTCAAGTTCTAATGCCTGTTCTACTGTGAGTTCTTGCTTCTGAACTTTATTTCCGTTCTCGTCTTTGTAGTCAGCCTGGTTGTCGATGTCGACAATAATCAAACCAGCTTTTATGACTCCAGTTTGATTTTTTTGTCGTTTACCGTCTTGTAAGTGCCAGGCGCAAAGACCTGCTTGTTTGCCTAAAACTTCTGCGAGTTCATTCGTATCTAACTCACATGAGTCCCACCCTGAGTTGAACGCTGTAAAGTTCCCGCCGCTCGCGATCTTACCCAGCTCGGGATCAAGGTGAGGTACGACCCCGAGGTTTACAGAGCAAATGAACTTCATGGGATGTCGCTGAGCGCCTCTAGTATGGCCTGTTTTCGGACGAGCAAACATTAAGACAGCGTGAAGAACCCTGTCGTGATGCGCCGTCGAGTGGGTTTGATTCTACGTCTGCGGGTGAAGTTCGTAGTAATTTTTTAAAACCTGCAGCCAACTCTCGCAATCTTTTTCAACTTCTTCAGAACCAAAAGTAAATATCTGTGTGTTGAACTCTTTAATAGCTGTTGTAACGATTATCTGTGTCTTAACTATTTTAATGCCGAGGCAAGCTTCCGCCGCCAGCTTGTAAGCTGCTAGCTGCAGTCGTGTTTTCTTTGTTTTAAAGACGCCAGAAATAAGAGCCTTCTTGGTCTTTTCGTCGATTTTATGGTTTTTGTTAGGGAATCTGGCTGAGTAAGGTCCGTTACTGGTTTTGAAGTCAGCCAACACAATCTCGGCGTCTGAGTTCATGTAGATCAAGTCACAGCACCCAGCGTACCCGTGGCCTGTAGCATCGTCGTAATAATGAATGCGACCTACGCCGTCGTCGCCCACGTACTTAGACCAGCGTGGTTGATTAAATGGTTTTTCGCTCCACAGTACTCGACCACCTTCTAAAAGATCGTCCAGCAACTCCGGAACTCCTTCCCAGTAAGGTTTGTACTGTTCTGAAGGAACTACTCTGAGTCCACGAAGGTAGTCCTCTACGCTGTTGTGAATCCACGTTCCCCTGGTTGCTGCTGCGTCTGCAACACCTGGATTCATTAAATTCCAATGCGCTAACTTCTGACGCGTTGTCTCAGTCTGAGTGGCACTCAGAACAGACGTCACAGAAGGCAAAGGTCTAGGAACACCAGCACAAAGGTAGTGTCTTAATCCGTTGATCGTTACTCTTGTATCGGACACAGTTAACGTGTCAATTCCTACATATATTAGAATGAACTTGACATTACGGGACCATCATCTTCGTCATCCTCGTTATCTTCTTCATCGTTTAAAAAGAACTCAGACTTTTGGTATTGATATTCACGATTTCGTTGATCGAGTTCACCCATCAGACAGAGAGCTGCTGAGAAACCTTCAATAGTGATTTCGGCGCAATCCTCTGGAGAGCGAGCGTTACCCTGGTAGTCAACACACTCAGTAAGCAATTGATTGCCTACGAGTAATGCAGTAATTTTATCGAGCTGACGGTTCTGTTCCTTCTGCAGCTCGATTAATTGATCCAGTTGTCGAAAGAGCCGCTTGCTCATAGCTTGAGATCCTGTGGGCGGTGCCACCCTACTTCGAAATCGATCGATGTACTCACTTGAGCAGCTCCCGCTTTTTGAAACACAAACCACGCAGAAGTTACAGGATCCTTTGAACTAATACCATCGGCACGGAATGAGGGTCTCGGGCTTAGGATCTTAATGTTTGTGAGAGATGCGTCTCGCAAAAAATCTTCACGCGCCCGCGTGGGCTCTAAGAAAGTCAAGCGGTCTAATACACATACACCTTTTCTAGCTGCCTGAAGCCCACACTCTGTTATCCATTTCGTATAGTCTTTCATCCCTTGTGTTATAGCAACAACCCAGTCCACATTTCCTTTTTGCTGGGACCACCACCCAAGGTCTACTAAGTTTTCTTCGCAATCATTTGTAATCACGTCGGATACGTTTCCTTGTCTTACCTGTTTTTCTAAGCTTTTTTCTGGGTCGTAAGGTAAGAGAACTACCCCCTCCACCAAGCCCGCATTACGGATAGGATCGAAGATGTAGCGAGGGACGCGGTAAAAGTTCGTCATGTCGGAACAGTTGATAGAAAAGCTGCGCTCTCATTTAACACTCGAGCAACAGTTTACACACCGTGCTTTCTTGGATGGCATGGATAAGCTTAGCCGCAAAGAAGCCAGAGAAGTTCTTGAGGTGGTCTATGCCAACTACTTAATCAGAGCTAAGCTTTTAGAGAATATCATAGAGTACTGTGTTGCTTATGGTATTAACTTACCGTCGTTAGGCGACTTGCTTGAGATGTAGGCATGAAAAAGGAGCGCTTTGCGGGCGCTCCTCGTTGTGAACAATCCAAGCTGAGCTTAGTTTAAAAGTCGAGTCCCGCAGCCTTTAATGCTGCTTTCTGATCTTCCGTCAGATCCTTTTTAGAAGCAGCTTTTTTAGGTTCGGGAGGCGCTTCTGCTTTCGCTCCAGGAGTTCCTGCGTTTGCCGGAAGTGCCGACAGACCTGCAGGAGCAACCCCATCTAGCCGTTTCGGGTTAGCTTCGATAAAAGCTTCCTTAATGGCCGCGTGGTCTTCTCCCAAAGGAAGCTCAACCAGATGAGCGCCGGAGATAGTACTGCGTAGAGCAGACGCCACCAGATCTCCTGAACCAGATTCGAGCCAGGCACTGATGTCTTCAATGAGCTTTTGCTCTTCATCAGTTTGAGCAGGTCGGTCTCGGAACTCTAAAACGTTGTAGTTAATTTTGGCGCCGTCAGCACCAGTTACTGCGTCCCTTTCGTTAAAGGACTTTTGGACGAATTTCGTCTCAGTAATGACTTCGCCTACGTTAATACGATTGTTGTAGAGCGTCTGGAAGTACGAGATGAAGTTCCTCTGAGACGATTTACCACTGATGATGCTAGTGCACACACAGCGAGGTGGCAGCAAACGATGGTTAGGTGCAACACCAATGTAAGCAATGCGAATGAACTCTTCATGCGATCGCATACCGAGGTTGCCGAAGTACGGCGTGAAGCCGAGTAGGACAAACGAAATCGGTATCCCATTCCCGTTACTGTCGACGATCGCCGCTTCGCTGTCAGTATCGGATTTCCAATAACGGCTCTGAAGATCGA